ACTCGGGCTGGGTGCCCGGACAGAACGGCGCGTCCTCGACGGTGAGCGCGTGGAAGGGGGACCACGACCTCGGCTGCTCTCCTCCGACGATCCTGCGCGACGTCGCGGTGTCCGGGTCGAAAGACGCGTTCGACTTCGCTCAGACGTTCTGGTGGTGCGCTCCCGGCAACGACCCGACGAAGGGTCACGTCATGACGGGCCTCGACACGACCGGGTACAACATCGTCTGGTTCGCGCCCAAGGACTATTTCTCGAACGTGAGCAAAGTGTGCTGGGACATCAACGAGACGCGGATGTCGCGGCGGAAGTGGACGCAGGTCGTGTTCGTGTCACAGGCCGACGCGATCCGTTTCCCGTCGGGAGGCCCGACGCTGCCAGGTCTCAACGAGAACGTCGCCCGCGGCACGGGCGGCTTTGACCTCGGCTACGTCAACCCCGACTTCCGCGAGAACAACGGGGTCACCGACGGCATCATCAGTCAGGGCGACACGGCCGGGTTCCGCGATCTCGACGGGTCCGCCAACTGGTTCCAAGGTGACCACTGGACCGCGCAGTTCGTCGGGCCGAGCAACGACACCGACCGCGAGCAGACGACCGACAAGGCGACCCGCTACAAGCACTGCCTGGAGAACGGCCCGAACAACTCGGTGATCTACACGAAGGACACGCCGGTCGGCTCGTTCGTGCGGACGTTGGCCAACTCGCACATTCCCCAAGGCGTCATCAAAGTCGTGTTCGAGGACGACGAGTACGACGGCCGCAAGGATGACCGGTTCGACCCGAACGTGCTGACGTGGCACTGGGACAACATCCAGGTGTTCTCCCCGGCGTCACCGCCGCCTCCGACCTCGACGACGTCTGGGCCGACGACGACCGTTCAGCCGACCACGACGACCGCAGCGCCTACGACAACGGCTCCGACGACGACCCAACCGTCCACGACGACCTCGACGACGCAGCCCACCACGACGAGCTCGACGACAACGACCACGACCACGACGGTTCCCGGCTCGACGACAACGACCATCGTCCCGATCCCCGCGTGTCCTGCCGGGTTCACGACGGCGCAGCGGAACTGGTGCCTTGCCGTCAACGCTCACATCGCAGCGTTGGAGGCGAAGGTCCACTGACGGTCGACGCGGATCGGCTCTCCTTCGCTCGTCGAGGAGCACGCTCGGTCGTCCGGTTCGGATGGATGGCGGAGGAGTGCGAGCAGGCGGCGGTCGAGGCGTGCGTCCGACGTGAGCCGCTCTCGTGCTTCGGGGCGTACCGCGCCGGACGGTACGCGGCGATCGACGAACTGCGCCGCCTGACCCAGCGGAGGCGGAGGCGACCGTTGACGCACGTCTCATGGCCGGTCGACGACGACGGCTGCGCTCTCGACTTCCCGGAAGAAGATGGTGGCGTGCTCGAACGGGTCGACGACCGCCAGACGCTGACCGCCTGGGCCAGTAAGCGGAGCGTCAACACGCAACGCGCGGTCGCGCTCGTCCTCTCGGGTCTTACCTTCGAGCAGGCCGCGGCGGAGATCGGCGTGAGTCCGTCGAGGCTCTCCCAGTACTGGCGGAGCGGTCCCGCGTAGGATGCGCGGGTGACGACCGGCTACGTGTCTCTCCCGATCCCTGGGGGGATTGCCCCTGACGGCTCGGGCACCGTGAACAACCCGGCGACCCCCGAGGTGATGATTTCGTCGGGTACGCAGACAACGAACTCACCCAAGGTGACGCGGGTCTGGCTGCTGATGGATCCGACGACGGACGAGGCGTGGATGTGGTCGTTCACCTTGCCTGGCGACTACGCGTCGGGCGGGACTCTGCGCTGCACCTGGTCGACGAAGGGGACCAGCACGAACGGCATCACGTTGAAGGCCGCGGCCGCGATTCAGGTGGTGGGCACGACCGACTCGGACGCAGCGGTGTTCGACACGGTGGTGACGGCGAACGGGACGCCGTCCGCGACGCAGGGGGTGCAGACCCAGACGACGCTCGCGTTGACGATGACGAACGCGGCGGCGAACCGCCCGTGCGTCATCATGGTCGGCCGCGATCCCGACAACGCGTCCGACACGAACGCCAACGATCTCTGCCTCCAGGAGGTCATGTTCGAGTACACGACGACGTAGGCCCGCGATGGCTCGGGTCTTCACCGGCAGCACGAACACGACTCGCCTCGACCGGACCGTCACCGCTCCAGCGTCCGTCTACTCCATCGGATGCTGGGCGAAGTTCGCGTCGTACGTCACGAACCGCGTCCTCCTCGGGACCGGAACGACGGTCGCTCTGTGGAGCGGACTGAAGACTGGCAACGCGACCGCACAGCGAATCGCGCTGGTGACCAACTGCGCGACGACCGACATGCAGGTCGAGGTTGCCGCTCCCGCGACGGGCGGATGGTATTGCGCCGTCGGTGTCCATGCGGGGCTTACGGCCACAGCGAATCCGGTCTACCTCGGGGACATCGCGACGCCGATGGCTGCGGCCGCTCACGTCGCGGATGCGAACGGCGCTGGAGCGGTGGCGGTGCAGACGGCGGGATCGATCGGCAAGAACGCAGCGGTGTCCACGGCGATCGACGGGACGCTTGCGTTCCCGTTCATGGTGCCGTGGGTGATGACAGCCGACGAAGTCGAGCGCTACCGGGAGGGTGACTGGTCCGTCCTGTTCCGTGGCGGAACGCCGACCTTCTTCGTGCCTATGGAGGGTGGAGGCGCTGCGGCGTATGACCTCGCTGTTCCGGGCAACTGGACGGTCACGAGCGCTCCGGCGATCGTCGAGGACCCGCCGATCTCGTTCGGATTCGATCCGGTCGTGAGCAAGGTGATCCGGAAGCGCGTGGCGGTGACTACGAACAGCAGCCCTGGCGGCGGGATGACTCCGTCGGGCGCAGCGCCGAAGTTGATCGGCAAGCCGCTCTCCGGAGCGTTCACGTGACGCTCGCCCTGCTGGAACACAACAATCAGAACTTCGGCGGCGGTCCCAACAACGTCGTGACCGCGTCGGTCACCGCGGCGACCGGGCCGTACCTGTTCTGTCTTGCGGGCGCTGGCGACAACACCGGCTTCACCGTCACCGGAGCGGGCCTCAGCTGGTCGCTCGTCTCGTTCAACAACCACGCCGGGGCCTACGAAGGCATCTGGCTCGGGACGGGCACACCGACGACGGGAGCGATCACCGCGACCCCGACGGGTGGCTCGTTCAACAACCGCGCCGCCTGGTATGTGATCGACGCGCCGGGCGTCACGTCGGTCACGAACGCGTCGACGAACACGTCGTCGGACTGGGCGAGCATCGGCGTCACGATCGGCGGCACTCCCGGCTCGGGTGACTACACGTTCGCGATCGCCAACTCGGGCCGTGACCTCTCGGGTGCGTTGTCGTCGTGGTCGGCGGGATGGGCGACGGTCGGCGCTGGCGAGGACAACCTCAACTCGGTTGGCGAGATCGTCGTCGGCGTAGCGACGAATCACAATCAGTCGCCGCTTGCGACGTTCGTCGGGTCGGGTGGGGCGAACGGCGGGATCATCGGCGTGATCCTCGTCGGCGCTGCTGGCGGAACGACGACACCGAAGTCTGTCGGCGGCGGGATCACGCCGACGGGATCGTTGACGCCGACGAAGATTCCGTTGGCCTCGACGAAACTCGTCGGGACCCTCGCGAAGCGGGGGAACAAGCCAGAAGCCGGAGGTCTCACGCCGACCGGCTCGTTGACGAAGGTCCTCTCGATCTTCCGGACCTTCACGGGAGGGATCACTCCGGCTGGAGCGATCGCGAAGCGGGTCAACAAGAGTCCGGCTGGAGGTCTGACTCCGTCGGGGACGGTGACCCGCGCGGTCATTCGGGCGAAGGCCGTTGGCGGGACGATCACTCCCGCGGGCACGATCGCGAAGCGGACGAACAAGAACACCGCAGGATCGATCACACCGACGGGCACCGAGTCCGAGGGCGACGCGAAGTTGCTCACCGGCAGCATCACCCCGGCAGGCACGCTCGCCAAGCGCGTGACGAAGGCGCTCGCCGGGACCATCGCACCGTCGGGCACACTCACCGTCTCGGACATCCGCGCCGCCCTGTCGGGGCAGATCACGTCAGCGGGCACGCTGAGCAAACTCGTCACGAAGGCGCTGGCTGCGGGCTCGACACCGACCGGCTCGCTGTCCACCTCGTTCATCGCGGGCTCCACCACGACGAACAAGTCAGTCGACGGCGCGATCACTCCGACGGGCACGGTGGCCCGCCTGGTCATCACGGCCCGTGCTGGCGCCATCACCCCCACGGGGACCGTGGCCAAGGTCACCAGGAAGACCCCCCAGGGCACCGTAGGGCCGACAGGATCACTGACGACGGGGGCCACACACCCCCGGACCCTCACGGGCTCCCTGACGCCTACAGGCTCGCTGTCCCGCCAGGTGCTGAAGACCCTCGGCGGTGGCCTCACCCCGACAGGCGCGGAGACCAGGCTCACCACGCGGACACTCACCGGCGGGCTCACTCCTACGGGCACGGTCGGGCGTGTCTTCCCGCGCACCCTCACCGCCGCAATCGCGACGGCGGGCACGCTGGTCCGCTCGGTCCGGAAAGCCCTCGGCGGGACGCTCACGCCCGCTGGCACCGAGACGCGGCTCACGGCCCATCACACGAGCGGTGAGATCACACCGGCTGCGACGCTGAGCACGCAGTCGGGCAGCACCGTCAGCCTCTCGTCGAACATCACGCCGACCGGCTCACTGCACGTCCTCGTCTTCCGCAACCTGACCGCGGGCTCGACACCGACCGGCACGCTGGGCCACACACAACCGAAGGCGCTCACCGGGAGCATCACCCCGACCGGCGCGTTGACCCGTCTCACGGCGCGCACGCTGACGGGCACGATCAGTTCGACGGGTTCGCTGGTCACGCAGACCGGCAACAACATCACGCTGACGGGCTCGATCGGTGCGAGCGGCACCTTGCACGTGCTCGTGCTCCGCAACCTCAGCGGAACGGTCACGTCGAACGGCACTGTCCGGAAGCTGATCGGGTTCAACCTCGACGGCAGCGTGACATCAGACGGCGGGTTCGGTTCGTCGACGGTCGACACGCTCTTCCTCACCGGGACCGTCACCTCGAGTGGCACTCGCTTCGCCGAAGTCGAGTTGCGGCTGGGCGGCACGCTGCTGCCTGTCGGCTCGCTAGCCGCGGTGAAGATTGCCGGTGTCGTCCCGACGACGGTGGTCATCGAGGTCGAGTGCCGCGCGCAGGTGCCGATCGTGGCGAGGGTGTGCCCGCAGACGGTGATCGAGGTCGAGGTGCGCGACTCGTGGTCGATCGCTACGACGGCGCGGCGGGCATGACAGACTGACGCACGTGACGACGTGCTGCCTCGACGACATCGAGATCGGCGGGGCCGCTGAGATCGTCGGCCGGTTCTTCACCTACCCGGCTGGTGTGAAGACGCTGACGAACCCGCCCGCGGTGTCGTTCGAATACTTCAAGCCTGACGGCTCGCACATCGTCCTCCCGCCTGGCGACGCGTTGATCTTCCACGACGGCACGGGCATCTACCGCACGGTCGTCCCGGCTGACGACGATGGTGTGTGGCGTGGCCGGTGGATCGTGTCGGGCGGGGTGACGGGCGCGCAGTCGGTGACCTGGTGCGTGCTCGCTAGCGCGTTCGCGTAAAGCGGGTACGGTGCCGCGGCGTGGGCGGCGTGATCCTGTTCGCGATCCTCGTGGCGGTCGGGTGTGTCGTGCTGTTCGTGGTGGCGATGCTGTTCCTCGGGTTCATCTCACGGCACAACGACGGCAGGGACTAGCGTTCGGTCATGCCCGCTGCACCGGCCTGGTCGCTCTGCACTGACTGGATCACAGACGAGCAGCTGACGGATGGGTGTGCTGCGTGTGAGACCGACCTGACGCATGTCTCCGAGACCGACCGCGCGTATGCGATCACCCTCGCGTCGCAGGTGCTGTTCGAGTTGACGGGGCGCCGGTGGCCTGGCCTTTGCACCACGACGAACGAGCGGCCCTGCGGACGGCACGTGGTCGGCTGCTGCGACTGCCCGCACCTGTCCGCTATCCGGTTGAGCAACGGGCCTGTCGACGCGTCGTCGATCGTCGTCACCGCTGACGGCGAGGTCGTGCCGACCGACGAGTACGCGCTGATCCGAGGGCGCATGGTGATCGGCCTGACGGACCCGCTGACGGGCATCCGTCGAGTGTGGCCGTGCTGCCAGCGGCTCGACCTGCCGCTCACCGAGGAGGGCACACTCGCCTTCACCTACCAGTGGGGGAACCTCCCGCCTGAAGGGTCGGTGCTCCCGGCGACGTTCCTCGCACGCGACTACGCGCTGGCTTGCGCGAGCGGTGGGCAGTGCTCGTCGTGCTCGATCCCCGAGGACGTTCAGAACCTCGTGCGGCAGGGCATGTCGATGGCGATCCCCGACCCGAAGGTGCTCCTGTCTGACGGTTTCACTGGTGTCGGCATCACCGACGCCTGGCTTGCATCCCTTCGCTTCGGTGCGAAGGCTCGACGGGCGACCGCGTCCCGTCCCTCCGGTCGGCAGGCGCAGCGCGTGCAGTGACGCGGGTTGGGTACATCGGCAACTTCACTCGCCCGTGGTGCACAGAGGTGCACGTCGCTGGGTCGCTCACGTCGCTGGGCCATGAGGTCGTGCAGCTTCAGGAGAACGCCGTCGACTTCGACCGGCTGCAGCCGCGCTTCGACCTGCTGCTGTGGACGCGTACGTGGGAGGTCGAGCGCGACGCGGCTGAGCGGATGCTCGTGCGGTTCCGCGACGCGGGTGTCCCGTCGGTGTCGTTCCACCTCGACCGCTTCCACGGCCTCGACCGCGAGTACCTGATCGCGCAGGAACCGTTCTTCAGGACCGACGTGCTGTTCTCACCTGATGACGGGCCGTGGGAGAAGTACGGCGTGCACCACGTGTGGATGCCGCCTGGCGTGTATCACGCCGAGTGTGTTGTGAAGCCTGCGCGCCCTGGCCGCTGGCCGTTCGACGTGGTGTTCGTTGGCTCGCACCCGTACCCGCACAAGGAGTGGGAGCCGGTGCGCACTCGTCTGATTGACACGTTCAAGCGCGCGTTCGGCAAGCGGTTCGCGATCCTGCCCGCGCCGAACCGGCCGCTGCGCGGCGCGGGATTGCAGTCGCTCTACTCGACGGTGCCCGTGGTGCTCGGTGACTCCTGCCTGGTCGGTGACCCGTACCGCTACTGGTCGGACCGCATCCCCGAAACGCTCGGGCGTGGCGCTGCGCTGATCCATCCCGACGTCGACGGGATGGCGGACTGGTACGACGACTCCTACCACCTCGTGAACTACTGCGTGAAGTACCCCGACGACGCGGTTGACTGCGCGTACCGCCTGCTCGCTGAGCCCGACCTGCGCGCACGGATCGCAACGCAAGGCCGCGAGACAGTGCTGGGCCGTGACACCTACCGGCACCGAATGCGGACCGTCCTCGAGTACGTGGGGGCAATGGTGTGAGAGAGGCGCAACTCGGTGACTGGTCGGCCGTGTTCGACCCGCGCGACCTCGACATCGCGGGCGACGACTTCGTGGTCGTCGTCGAGGTGTGGGACCGCAACGACTATCGGGTCACCGGGTTCTCGGGCACGGTGATCGACGTCGGCGCGAACGTCGGCGCGTTCACCGTGCTGGCCGCGAAGGCGGGGGCTCGGCATGTGATCGCGGTCGAACCGACAGACACGAACCGTGAGCGCCTGCTCCACCACCTCGCGCTCAACGGTGTGGCCGACGAGGTGACGGTGCTCGACGTCGCGGTCACGGGACGGAGCGGGCAGTCGGTCGGGATGGTCGGTGATGGTGGCGGCGCGCAGGTCGCTGGCACGGGCGACGTGGAGACGGTCACGCTGGTCGAGCTCCTCGATAGGTACGGCCCGATCGAGATGCTGAAGGTCGACATCGAGGGCGGCGAGTTCGAGGCGTTCGCCGCGGTGCCTGTCGACGCGTTGCGTGGGGTGGAGCGCATCGCGATGGAGTGGCACGGGCCCGCGTCGCCGCATCTCTCATGGCTTGAGGGCGACGAGTTGGCGCGGCTGTTCATGCTGCTCGCTGACGCGGGCCGAGTGGAAACTTTCGGGCATCCCGCGCGTGGTGGGCTGCTCTACTGGACGAGGTACTAAGCGTGCGTTTAGCCCCCTAGTGCGGCACCCTATAAAGACCGACAACCGAAGGAGAGAGACCATGCGGAAGATGTTGACGATCGTGGGGCTGCTGCTGGCAGTCTTCGCCGCGATCCTGATGATGGCTGGCCCTGCGTCAGCGTGCGGCGGGCCCTGTCCCACCGTGCCGACAACTATCGCCACCACCACGACTGCACCATGCGATACCGAGAACGGGCGTGAGTGCCCGACCACGACCATCGCACCGACCACCACCGCGACGACCATCGCGACCACCACGACCAAGCCGCAGGAGACGACCACGACTGGCAACGTGGGCATCTGCTGCTTGCAGGCCGGAACGACGGTCCCCTCGACCGCCACGACGGGTGCGACCACGACCCTCGCACCGACCACTACCCCCGCACCGACCACGACGGCAGCACCCGTGGTGACCACCGCCGTCGACCAGACGGTCCCCGCTGAGGCGGCGGTCGTGCCCGCACCTGACAAGACGTTGCCCGTGACGGGGTTCGGCTGGCTCCCGTGGGTGATGGTCGCGATCGGGCTGATCGTGTTCTCGGTCCCGATGCTCATCGCTGCCCGTATCGGCAGGCGGTGAAGGGGCGGTACGTCCCTGAGGTGATGTTCGGCAGCGCCCTCGCAATGGGGGCGCTGTCGTTCGTCATCACAGCGGACAACATCGGCAGGCACGGCCTGAGCGCGTACGACCTGTTCGTGAGCGCGATCGCGGTGGGCACGATGATCGGGTCGGCCATCGCCCTGTACGTCCAACGGGACCGTCGTAGGGATCGGGTGTGGTGGACCCGGTAGTCATCCTCTCCCCCCACCTCGACGACGCGGTGCTGTCGTGCGGGCAACTCATGGCAGGGCGGGCGGACTGCGTGGTGGTCACCATCTTCGCCGGGTACCCGCCTGCGCCGTTCCGCCTCACGACGCCGTACGACGAGCAGTGCGGGTTCCGCCATGCTGCTGAGGCGATCCGCTCCCGGCGTGACGAGGACCAGGCCGCGACCAGCGTCCTCAACGCGCGCCCGACGCACCTCGACTTCCTCGACGGCCAGTACGGCGCGCCGTTCGACTTGTACCAGGCGTGCGCCGCGGTCGAGAAGGTGATCGCAGACGTGCGACCCGAGTACGTGCTCGCGCCGCTGGGCCTGGAGCATCCCGACCATGCCCGAGCGTGCACGGTCGCGTGCCAGGTCGTCGACCCCGCGATGCTGCACTTCTACGAGGAGCTGCCTGGTCGGGTGCTGTGGCCGGAGCGCGTGCACTACCGCTACTCGATCATTCAGGCCGAGGTGGGTCGTCGAGTGCGGAACCCGTATCTCGAGCGCGCATTTCTCGGCACGGGGGAGTGGGAGGCGAAGCGGTCCGCGATCCTGAAGTACCGGTCGCAGATGGCGCAGATCGACGCGTTGGGGGACAACTCGGGGCTGACCTGTTGCATGGTGCCCGAACGATTCTGGAAGGTGCAGTGGTGAGGCTCAACGTGGGGTGCGGGCTCGACGTCCGCGACGGCTGGGTCAACATCGACACGAACTGGAACCGGGAGGACAGCGACATGCTCATCGCTGACGCCCGAGACCTGACCGCCTGGCATGGGCAGTGCGAGACGGTGCTGCTCAACCATGTGCTGCACCTGTTCGACTACACCGAAGCGGAGAAGGTTCTGGACGAGTGCGTCGCGTGTCTCGCTCCTGGCGGCGAGTTGGTCATCGTCGACGCCGACATCATGGGGGCCATCTACTGGGCACATGAGTGTCCGGGCTGCGACGACCATGTTGCCGACCTGGTTGCTGATGAGGTGGAGCCCACGTTCGAGGGCAAGGTGCTGCGGTGGGCAACATGGCACGGCACTCGGCGCAGCATGTGGTCGCTGGACTCTCTCGCTGATCGGCTCGAACGACGCGGCCTGGCTGTCATGCCGAGCGCGGCCGACAAGGAGTGGGCCGGTGCCCGTGAGTGGGAGTCGTTCGTCGTGGTCGGTAGGCGGTGATGTTCGGTCGAAGCAAGACCAGGCCGAGCCGCGGATGCGGCGCATGGTGGGCGAGCGCAGAGAACGCGCCGCATCGTCGCTGCCGGTGCAAACTCGACGACGGGCACGATCACCCAGGCGACGACGAGCACCCGCACGGCACGTACCACGAGTGTGAGTGCGGCGAGGTGTGCACGCCTCGCGCGTTGCAGGAGAAGTGGGTTGACGGCCTCGCTGGCGGTAAGCACTGGTGGACGCCCGTATGAAGATCGGGCTGATCGCCCGCGCAGAGAACCGCGGGCTGGGCATCCTCACGTGGGAGATCGCACGGCACCTGGTCCCCGACCGTGTGCTGCTGATCGACATGGGTCCGCTGGCCCGCGGGTTCCCGATGCACCACGACCGTTACGACCTGTCACGCACGACCCTGGCTTTGTGGCGCGACGGCCGCGTCGCGGACCTAGCGGTGCGCGAGTGGATCGACGGGCTCGACGTGATCTACACGGCCGAGACGTTCTACGACCCGCGCATCGTGGGGTGGGCGAACCTCGCCGGGGTGAAGACGGTCCTGCACGCGATGCCCGAGTTCCTCGGCCCTGACATCCCGAGGCCGACTGAGGTGTGGCTGCCGACACCGTGGCGCGCTGAGCACGCGGGCCCGCATCGGCTGATCCCGATCCCGATCCCGCTCGACCGTTGGCGGTGGCCGAAGCTGAACCGGGATGGCCCGCTGCGTGTGCTTCACGTCGCGGGTCATCAGGCCGCGGCTGACCGCAACGGGACGGTGCCCTTCCTGCGTGCGTGCTCGATCCTGCACGAGGCCGTCGAGGTGACCGTCGTGGACCAGGACTGCCGCCCCTGGCAGAACGCGAAGGTGGGGCCGTACTCGACGCTGAAGATCGAGCAGGCCCACGCTGACTACTGGACGATGTACGAAGACCAGGACGTGCTCGTCATGCCGCGCCGCTACGGCGGACTGTGCCTGCCCGTGCAAGAGGCGATCGGCGCGGGCCTCGTGCCAGTGCTGCCGCGCATCCCACCGAACGACTGGTATCCCGCGCTCCTCACGAAGACGTCGCTCAACGGGCGACTGTTCACGCAGGCCGGACCGCTGCGCATCGGCACACCCGTCCCGTCGAGCATCGCCGCGGCGATCGACATGCTTGCGCGCGACCGCACGCAACTCGCCGTGCACCGTGGCCGGGTGGCGGGCTGGGCCGAGGATCACTCGTGGGACGCGCTGCTCCCGACATGGCGCGCCGCGTTGGAGTCGGTGTGATCGAACGGGTCGACGCGTACGCGTCGCACGCGCACTACGCCGAGCACATCCGTCCGGTGTGGGATGCGCTCCCCGCCGAGCGGCGCGGGACGTTCTTCGCTCCTCGCGGTACGACGTGGGGTGAGCGTGTCGGGCAGGCCAAGCCGCGGGCGCTCATCATCGCTGGCGCCGTCGACGCGTACCGCTGGCCGAGGGTGCCCCTCGTGATGGTCGAGCACGGCGCGGGGCAGACCTACCACGGCGACCCTCGCCTCGCGGACTCGCCGTCGTACTCGGGCGGCAAGGACCTCGATCAGGTCGGGTTGTTCCTCTGCCCGAACCGTGTGGTCGGTGAGAACTGGCTGGCCCGCTACCCGTCGGCGCGGGTCGCGGTTGTCGGCTGCCCGAAGTTGGACGCCGTACGCGCGATCGCGCGCACCGGCCGAGGACGTGTGGCGATGACGTTCCACTGGTCGTGCCCCACGATCCCCGAGACGATGCCCGCCCTGCCCCACTACCTCCCTGTCCTACGCCCCCTAGCGCAGGCCCTGGGCGCCGCTGGGGGCTCCCTGGTCGGGCATGCCCATCCCCGTGGGGTTCGGAGAGCCGCAGGCACCTGGGCCGCTGTAGGGGTGCCGTTCGAGCCTGACGGGCTGACGGTGCTGCGGCAGGCTGACGTGCTGGTCGCGGACAACACGTCGCTCATGTACGAAGCCGCCGCCCTCGGCATCCCCGTCGTCGCGCTCAACGCGCCGTGGTACCGACGCGACGTCGAGCACGGGCTGCGGTTCTGGTCGCACGTGCCCGGTCGACAGGTCGACGAGCCCGACGATCTGATCGACGCGGTGCTCGAAGCGGTCGAGGACCCTACGGCACACTGCGCACTACGCTCCGCGGCTGTGACCCGCGCGTACGAGTACCACGACGACCGCGCTGCCGGTCGCGCCGCCCGCCAGATTCTCGACTGGCTCGACGATGCCTGACCCGTTCCGAGGGCAGGGCGCTGTGCGAGTCGCCAACGAGACGAGCGACATCTGGCTGACGTCGTTCGTGATGACGAACCGCGTCGAGGCGGTGTGCGCGTGGGTCGGCACGAACAGGCTGCGCGCCCAACGCGTCGCCGCACTCGAGGAGCAGAGGCCCAAGCCGCGCGCTGCGCTGCTCACGAAGATGCGAGAGGTTGTCGATGGCACTTCCTCCTAGCCGCCCGTTCGAGTTGGCCGAGCAGTTCCTCGACGTGATCGTCGCAGCGTACGACGCCGAGGGTGTCGACCTGCCCGACCGCCAGTATGTGTCGGTCGGCCCCGCCGTCGACGACTGCCCGATCCTCGCGATCTGGCTTGAGTCCACGGCACCGTCGTCGCTCGACCCGACGATCGACGTCCTCGACCCGAACCCCACGTCGGCCCCGTTCGCTGGGCAGTCGGGCACCTACGTGATCCGCCTGATGCGATGCCAGGACGCGCAGGTGAGGGTGCGCAACAAGCGGTTCGTCGTGCCGACCGTGGGGCAGGAGCAGTCCGACGCCGAGGTGGTGACCGGCGACATGATCCGCGTGCACAACGCGCTCGCGCTCGCCGTGATGGGCGGGCTGGTCTCCTGCAACTCGTTCGTGTTCCTCAGCGCGGCCATCGTCGGCCCCAGCGGCAAGCACGTCGGCCACGACACGCGCATCAAGGTCGGCCTCGTCAGTGGCTAGCACGTCATCGGCTGGCACGTTCGGTGTGCGCGTCGTCCTCGACCCTCGCAAGATGGCCGAACTCTTGCGCGGCCCGAACGGTCCCGTCACGCGTCGACTGATCGAAGACGCGGAGCTCGTCAAGGTGCGAGCGAAGGAAGAGTGCCCCGTGTACGCGCCGCCCGACGCGTACACGGCAGCGAACCGCAAGCGTCGGCCTGGCACGCTGCGCGACTCGATCGTGAAGCGCATCGTGCAGTCGGGCACGGGCGTGACCGCGCTCGTGGGGTCCGACGATCCCGTCTCGCTGTGGGTGCATGAGGGCACGGTCCCTCACACGATCACCGCGCGGAACAAGCCGATGCTCGTGTTCTACTGGCCGAACGGCCCCGACGGTGCTCGGGTGTATCGCATGAGGTCGGTGTCGCATCCCGGCTCTCCGCCCAACCGCTTCCTGATCCGCGCGCTCGCCGTGCTGAGAGGTCGGTACTGATGCCCCGCAAAGTGTTCGTGCAGCCCCTGGTGCAGAACGACGACCCGCTCGTGTTCGTCATCGAGGGCAAGCAACGCGTCGTCGACGAGAACGGCGAGGCGAAGGAACTCGACTGGATCGAGGAGTTCACCGCGATCCCCGCCGTGCCCGCGGGCATCGCCGCTGACTTCGTGGCGACCTTCTTCACCGACACTGCCGGGAATCAGATCTGGCCTGCGGACGCGTTGATGGCCTACCTCGAAGCTGTCGTGATCCCCGAGGACCTGGACCGGTTCCGTACGTTCTCGCACGACAAGACGAAGAGCGTGAGCGCGTCACTCCTCGGTGACGTCGTGCAGTGGCTGGCGCCGTTGCAGTCAGGCCACCCTTCGATGCCGCTCTCCACCTAGCAACGTGGGCCCTGGCCCACACCCACTACGTGGAAGGGCGGCTGCTCCTCGCTGGGTACCGCCTCGACGATCTGACGTTGCGCGAACTCCTCAACGTCACGCTCGCGTTGCGCGTCGACGGGCACCCGCTCGCCTCCCTCGACGAGCGGCTGAAGGCGTACGCGGACCACTTCGCGAAGTCGGTCATCTCGGCACGTACGCGGTGGGGCATCACCGAGGACGAGTGGGCTGCAAGAATGGCGACGCTCCCGCCCGCCGCACCACGAGACCCCAACCTGAAGCGCCCGCAACGGAAGCAGACTGAGCAGGCCTGATGGCAGCGACGAACATCATCGGTGACGCGTTCATCGAGATCAAGCCGGACACCAAGAACTTCGCGGCGGCGGCTGATCGGGACGTGACGAGCCAGGCGACGTCCCTCGCGAAGAAGGCCGCTGGCGCGTTCGCCGTCACGTTCGCCGCGCAAAAAATCTTCTCGTTCGGGAAGGACGCGGTGCGCGAGGCCGAGGAGGCCCGCAAGATCGCGGCGCAGACCGCTGCCGTCATCAAGTCCACGGGTGGTGTGGCGAAGGTCAGCGCGAAGGATGTCGACGCGCTGAGCAACGCCATCTCGAAGAAGACCGGCGTCGATGACGAGTCGATCGCCACGTTGGAGAACCTGCTCCTCACCTTCACGAACGTCCGCAACGAGGTGGGTGAGACCAACGACATCTTCAGCCAGGCGACGAAGATCGCGGTCGACATGGGCGCGGCGTTCGGGAAGGACGCGGCCTCGCAAGCGATCCTGCTCGGCAAGGCACTGAACGACCCGACGAAGGGGCTCACCGCGCTGACGCGTGTCGGTGTCACGTTCACCGCCCAGCAGAAGGAGAACATCAAGGCGTTCCAGGCGAGCGGCGATCTGCTCGGCGCGCAGAAGATCATCCTCGCGGAACTCGCCACCGAGTTCGGTGGGAGCGCCGAGGCGCAGGCAACAGCGAGCGACAAACTCGGCGTCGTCATCGGCAACCTGAAGGAAGACCTTGGCGCGAAGCTGCTTCCGATCATCGACGCGGTCGCGACTGGCCTGTCGGTCGCGTTGCCGAAGGCACTCGACCTCGCTGAGTCAGCGGTCGGCGCGGCAGCCGATCTGTTCTCGCCGCTGATCGAGGGCGCGGAAAACGTGTTCCGCTTCATCTTCGATCCGAACGAGGGCGCGCTCGGCAAGAGCAACTTCCAACGCGGCCTCGAAGAGATCAACACCGCGTTCAACGACTTCCTCCTCGGGGCAGGCACGAACAACAGCGCGACCGCGCAGCAAGTCGCGAAGGCGTTCGGCATCGCGCCGCCGAAGTTGGGCACACCGGCAACGGGTGAGAGCGGGCTGCTCGGCATCACCCTGCAGCAGACCCAGCAGGACGCGGCGGTCATCGCGGCTGCCGACAAGAACGCGTCGAACCTCGACAAGTTGGGAGCGAAGGTCGAGCAGACCATCGCGGACGTGTTCGGCGTCGACATCACTGCGCACGCGTCGACGTTCAGCGAGGACCTGAAGACCGGCCTCGACATCATCAAACACGACTTCGAGATCGGCTCGATCGAGGTGTCGAACTTCATCAAGGACCACGGCGGTCGAGCGATCGGTGACGCGCTCGGCGCGGTCGGCCGGTTCCTCGGTGACAGTCCTTCGGACCTGGGCGGGAACATCGTCGACGGCATGTCGAAGATCGGGTTCCTTGCGATCGACGGGCTCGCCGCTGGCGCGCAGGCTGCTGTCGGTGGCGTGGTCACGAAGACGGTCGGCATCGTGGTGGGCGCGATCAACCTGATCGGTTCGGGGGTCGACGCCGTGCTCGGCATCCCGAAGTTCGCCATCAACCTCGGCGTGTCGATCGTGGACGGCATGGTCGAGGGGATCGGCGCGGCGGGCGGCGCGATCGCGAAGGAGATCCTGTCGTTCATCCCGAAACCGCAAGACCTACCGGGCCTCATCGTCAGAGGCGTCAAGGGGTTCGCCAATGCCGTTAACCCGTTCAACGCTGCGGGCGGCACGGTGCTGTCGGGCGGCATCGGCATCGTCGGTGAGCGCGGTCCCGAGGTCGTGCGTCTGCCTGCCGGTGCGACGATCACGCCGAACGACCGCATCGCTGACGTGTCGCGTGGCGGCGTGACTGCTGGCGTGGTGGCGGGCTCAACGTTCCACGTGGAACAACTCGTCGTGCCCGCACCGCCTGGCTCGACGCCACTCGAGGTCGCCGCTGCGATCAGCGAGCACTTCGCCTGGCGGTTCGGGATGGAGGCGGCGTGACGGCCTGTCGCACCATCCTGATTCGAGGTCTGCTCCTCGGTGACGAGACGCCGTACCGGCTCGGGCCCGTGTCGGGGCTGGGCATCCCTGACGTGAAGGCGAACGACGTGGTGCGTGGCCACGCTGACGGTGACGTAGGGCAGAACGACCATTACCAGCCTCGCCAACTGTTCGTGCCGATCACGATCGGCCCGCCGACGACCCAGACGATCGAGGAAGCGTGGGACAGGTGGGACGCGTTCGAGGTCGCGTGGGCGCTGTCACCGATCGATATCCCGATCGTGGTCACCCTGCCAGGGCGGGTGTGGACGTTCGTGGGGCGCCCTCGGGGGGCGATCGTGGACGACTCCCGCCCAGCCCAGGGCGACGCGCTCCTCCGTATCCAGGCGGCGTTCCGGGCCCTCGACCCCACGCGCTACTAGCCTGCCGACGTGCGTGAACCTCTGTTCGACGAGGACGGCAAGGTGAAGAACCGCGAGGACTTGCTGTCCATCACGACGGCGGTCGGCAAGGTGCGCGTGACGAAGCTGAGCGATGTCGCTGAGCGGCGCGTGTACGACAACGGCAAGAGCGAGGTGCACGTGACCCTTCCGCCCGTCGACATCAACTCGCCGTCGTGAGCAGCAACCCGGCGCTGACAACCTGGGCCGACATCATCGACGCGACGCAACTCGCGATCGCGCCGTTGGCTGACACGATCAAGGTCGCGTGGTTCGACGCGACTCCCGTGCCGAACAAGAGCACCGACACCGCGTACGCGGTCGCGCCGTGGAACGCAGGCGAACTTGCGGGCGGCTCCTACTCGGCGGGCGGTGTGGCGCTCTCCTCGAAGACGATCACGATCGTCGACAACCGCATCGTGTTCGCTGGCCTCATGGCGACGATCACGGGCCTGACCGACACCGTGCGGTACGCGCTGGTCTACGACGACACGGTGAGCGATCGCATCCTCGTGTGGAACGACCTCGGCTCGCTGCTCACACTGTCGGGTGAAGACCTCGTGGTGACCGCGCCCGACGGCTGGTTCCGCATCACGTAGTGGAACTTCGCCTGGCGCCCGTCGACATCGGATTCGACGAGCCCGCGCTGCGCGGGAAGATGACGCCGAACTCGGTGCGCATTCAGCCCGTCGACATCGGATTCGACTTCCGTGCGAACGCGCAACCGTCGTACTCGGGCCCCGGCGCGGTCGTGCATGGCATCGTCCCGCCGCCACTCCCGCAGGTCGACGACTACGTGATCACTGTCGTCGACAGGCTCGGCGCGACACACGAGACGCTGACTCCCGACTTCACCGTCACGTCGCTGCGGTGGGAGCGCAACGGGCTGGGCGGCGCGACGATCACCGGGCCGATCACCTCGCCGCTGCTGCACCCGTTCTTCGACGCGCAGGGGAACTGGATCGACAACCGGCTGATCGCGATCTACCGAGGCGCGAACTTCATCAAGACATTCGTGCCGTCACCACGCGCGGACCAGCACGTCCTCGACGTTGACGGTGCTGGCCGTGCCTACGACCTGTCCCGTAAGTTCGTCGGGCGGAACAACCAGCAACCGAACCTCGCGACCAACGGCTCCTTCGACGAGGGTGTGGTCGGGTGGACGGAGAACGGCAGCGTCGACCTGGTGTGGTCACCGACCGAGGGTCACGCGAAGCCTGGCGCCGCGTCAGTGAGCGCATCGTCGAGCGGCGACAACTTCTTCTCGCAGAACATCACGGTGCCCGACTCGCCGTTCGAGACGTTCGTGTGGATCGAGGGCTGGGCGAAGGTGCCCGCCACGGTCGGCACGACCCACCTGCCCGGTGAGGAGCTCGGGATCAAGGTGCTCGCTTCGGTGTCGGGCACAAACGTGTTCATCGATGGCACGCAACTCGACTGGACTCGTGTCGGTGCGTGGCAGCGCGTCGTGCTGAAGGTCTACATCCCGGCGAACCAGACGTCGCAGTTGCAGGTGCAGTTCATGTCACCGACCGTGGAGAGCGTGCTGTGGGACGACGTCTACATCAGACGCGAGGAGCGGCTGTACGCGACGGGCGGGCCTGAAGACATCATCGCTGCGCTGGTGATCCACTCGCAGAACGAGAGCATCGGCAAGACCAACGTGGGTATCACGTTCGACGGGTCGAACTCCTCGGGTGAGGTGGCCCTGACCCGCGCCTACAAGTACGCGGAGCGGGCGAACATTCTCACGGCGATTCAAGAGGTCTCGCAGTTGAACCGCTCCGTCGACTGGCACCTCGAAGAGCCCAGCCTCGGTGACGCGATCGTGACGACGTACCCGCGCACCGGGTTCGACACCGGCAATATGCAAACCCTCGAGTACGGCAAGAACGTCAACGACTTCTCGTGGGTGTGGGACACGCCGCGCCGCGCTGACATCGTCGCCTACCTCGGGCGTGGCTCGGGCGACCTCGTGAACGAGGCGTTCGCGAACGATCCCGACACCGACGTTGGGTGGGAGAAGGTGGTGTTCGCGACGATCGAGGCGAGCATCGCAACGCAGGACGCGGCTGACGGTGTGCTCGCCGTGATCAAGCGGGCGCGTGTGCTGCGGCTGTTCTGTCACCGCGCCTGGGGTGACGACGGGTTCCCGTTCGACCCGATCGAGTCGTGCTGGATCGGTGACCTTCTTCCCTGTCGCCGGGTCAACGTCAAGATTCAGTTCGGCCCGATCAAGGTGAACGAGGTGTGTCTCATCGTCGCGTGCGAGGGCACGCCTGGACCTGAGACGTTGACGGTTGACTGCATTCCCGTAAGCGCGATCGAGGAGGCCGAGAGTGAGTGACCACCTGGGGATGCCGTCGCTGACGAAGGGACAGGCGAAGCAGGACGAGCGGCTGTACGAACTCGAACGGAAGGCGCGCCTTGACGAGGACGCCGACGTGCAGGACGGGTGCTGCATGACCTACTGCGCGTTCAAGTCGGGCACCTCGTCGCTGGCTGCGGGTGCGACGGGCTCGCTGACGTTCAACATCAAGCGAGAGAAGCGGGGGCGGGTGCTGGTGTGGGGCACGGCCTCCGCGCGGATCGACACTGGCACCGACCTCTTCTTCGGCGGGCGGATCAGTGTGGGCGGCACGTTCTACGACCCGCGCATCACCGAACGGGAACAGGGAGCAACGGCGGGGGATCGTGTGAGCATCGCTCCGCTCCTCGCTGTCGACTTCACGATGGGCGCCGACATGGCCGTCGCGATGCAAGTCCAGAATCACGGCGGGTCCGGGCTGACCTGGCTGTCGGGCGCGCTGATCGCGCACGTGTTCTACACGCGGGCTGGGTCCCTCTCGTGCTCGCCGCCCATCGGTGGGACGGGTGTGTGATGCACGTCGTCTGGCTGGCCGAGGGGTACACGTGGGGGCCGTTGACGCGGGTGGTCGCGGTGCTCGGTGCGGCGCGGCTGCCGGGACACGTGCTCGCCCAGCGGAGCACCGACGACAACGCGCCGCTGATCGTGGAGAAGATTCCGTTCGCGCACGCCGAGTGCTGCGGCGAGCGGACGATGGGGCATCTACTCGACGAGTCGCTCGCGGCTGACGTCATCGTCGCGGACATGTGCTGGGCCGACCTCGCGAAGAACGATGGCCGTCCGAGTGTGATCCTCGGGATGCACGGCGACGGTGATTGGGACCTCGACGACATGCCGATTCACCCGTGGGCGTGGCAGCCCTTCGCACGGCGCAAGGACATCCGTCTCTTCTACGACGTGGACGACGACACACCGCTTGTCGCGGTGATGTCGCCGGTGCGAATGGAGAACGTGCTGGAGAATCACGTGCGTGACGCGCTGCCCGCTGGTGCTCGGCTCGTGTCGCTGACGGGCGTCGACGCGTCGAGGCGCATGGTGGGCGCGGACCTCGTGGTCACCTCAGCGGGTTGGGGGTCGTCGTGGGAGGCGAGGTGGACAGGCGCGCCGTACTGCCTCGTCGACGTAGGCGGGCCCGACCAACCGCAGCGCGCGACGCACTCCTACGACGAGGCCCGCGAGGCCGTCGCGAACGTCAGGCTGGCCGACCTTCCCCCTGAGCACACCGCGACACGCGTCGATCACGTGACTGACTTCACCGATCTGCTCCACTTACTCGTGGGGGACTGACATGGGTTGCTATGAGAAAGCGACGGCCTGCACACGCGAGCAGCCTGGCGCGCGTGCGCTGTACGACTACATCTTGCGGGACTCGCACGGTGTGCTCGCCGGGCTCGGCATCTACAACTGCCGTCCGCCTCGCTTGCAGGTTTCGGGCTACTCGACGCACGCCGAGGGACGCGCGCTCGACATCACTGCGAACCCGGTCTCGTCGAACTCGATCCCGGTCGGCTCGTTGGCCGATGTGGCGGTTCGTTCGTGGCGAGCCCAACTCGTGCAGAACTACCGGGCGCTCGGCGTGCAACGCATCCTCTACAAGTCCGACGAGTGGAGATGCGACCTCGGGTGGCGCACGGTCTCGGTCTCGCTTGCGAAGCTGCATCAGAACCACATGCACGTCGAACTCACGCGTGCCTCGGCGCGCTCACTGACCACGGCGCAGATCGACGCCGCTCTCAAGCCAGGAGACCAGGACATGACGCCAGCGCAGGAGAAGAAACTCGACGCCGTGCTCACATTCCTCAACGACACGTTCGGCGTGGACGCGGCAGGGCAGGCGAAGGACATCAGGTTGAAGATCGACAAGAACTACATCGGTCTCTACGGCGACGACCATGCCGACATGGTGGCTGGCCGCGTGCTCGCCCTCGAACAGAAGATGGACGCGGTGCTCAACCACCTCGGCATCCCGGACCCCACCACCTAGACCACTACGAAAGGATTGTCCGCATGGACCTCACCGGAATCATGGGTGTCGTCGGCCTCGCCGCATTGACGCTCACGTTCGTCGACTTCCTGAAGAACCTCACCCCGCCCGATCACGATTACAACGCGGCCATCACGCAGGTCGTCGCCTGGGTGTCGGGCCTCGTGGCCGTGTTCCTCTACGGCGAGTCGCAGTTGGGCGACACGATCACGATCGGCACCACGACCCTCGACCACGCCGACACAGCGACGAAGATCATCGTCGGCCTGTCGGTCTCGTCGATCGCGAGCACCTTCTACAAGTTCAGCAAGTCGGTCGACTCAAGCGACTCGAACAAGCAGCCACCGCTCCTCGGTCCTCCTGGCCCGTAGCGGCACCCGCGGTGCGGTACCGTGGGCACCGCCTTCCTTGGCCGGGGGGCACCTCACGGGCAGCCCCGTTCCCACGATCCTTCGGTGACTAGGCATGGTCTCTCGGGAGCGTGAGAGCGGGGCTGCCTCGCGGTCCGCTTAAGGCGCCTGTGTCACACCCCTGCGGTAGGGTTCGTGTAGCCCCGCACAGTGCGAGGTGAGAACGGAGAGACCATGCCTGACATCGTTCCCCTACCACCCGAGTTGTGCGCGCCCGACGACGCGCCCGCGATGGCCGACGTGTTACGCGGTGACCTCGTCGAGGCGGGCACGGACCTGCCGAGCAAGTGGCACATCGGTGATGATCGGTCCGCCGAGTGGGCTATGCGGATGCTCGTGCAGATCGAGTTGAAGCGAAGCGAAGTCCGCGAGCAAGCGTCGAGGTGGATGCAAGAGATCGTCGACTGGCTCGAACGGCAGGACCGCTCGCTGGCTCGTGGCGTCAACTACTTCGATGGGCAGCTTCGCACTTACGCGCTGGCTCGCCGTGCGATCGACGAGGACGCGAAGACCTTGCGCCTCCCGTCGGGTGACGTGAACACGACGAAAACGCGCCCCAGGTTGGAGATCACCGACGGGGACGCGCTCCTCGGGTTCCTGAAGGCTGCGAACCGGACGGAACTGATCCGCACGAAGGAGGAGGTGCAGGTCTCCGCGTTGAAGGACGCGGTGAAGATCGAGCACGGGCCCGCCCTGTTCAGCGTCAGCATGGACTGCGGCGACACGTTCGAGGCCGACTCCGACGACGTGCGGTTCTGTCGTGTGTGCGGGGCCGAGGGCGCGGTGATGGAGGTCGAGCAGATCGTGTTCGAGCAGTGGTGGCCCACGCTGTACGGCGTCGTGCTGCCTGGCGTCGAGGTGGTCCCACCGTCCGTCTCAGCAAAGGTGGTACCGAAGTGAGCGCGCCCTTTGCGTGCTGCTTCTGCGATCAGGCGGTGAACGATCACTACCGCGAGGTCACCGGGTGGGAGGTCCGACGCGCGGGTGGCGGTGCGAATCAGATCGTCGGCCGCAAGGAGACCGGGCGGTTCGCGTGCAACGCGTGCATCCGCCAGATCCGAGACGGGCTGCCGCCCGCCTCCCCGACCCTGCTGTGAGCGAGGACCGATGGATCGAGCAGGCCGAGGTGCGGTCGTTCGACGTGATCGCGCCGTTCTCCCCCTACGTCGAGACGTACTGGCTCCCGACGATCGGGCCGTCCGCGACGTGGCTCTACCGGCGCCTCGTGCAGTGGCTGGCAGCCGAGCCTGACGGGCTGACGATCGACCTTGAAGAGACGGGCCGGATGATCGGCCTGTACGGCGGGGTCGGCAAGAACGCGAGCGTCGTGAAGACCGGCAATCGTCTCGTGCAGTTCCACATCGTCGAGGAGGAGGGCCGGAAGCTGCGTGTGCGCATGATGCTCCCGTGCCTCACCGACCGACAGGTGGAGCACCTGCCCGAGCGTCTGCGCCGTGCGCACACCACACCCACACCCGCAGTAAGTTGAGCCCCCTGTAACACCCACCTCAAGAAGGAGAGACCATGCCGAATCAACAAGACACCACGACGGGCACCGCGACGAGCCGTGCCCGTCAACCCCGTCGTGCAGTCCGCAAGCAAGGGTCCGCGCGGTTGGCCCTGTCAGGGCCGTCCGGTTCGGGGAAGACCTGGACCGCGTTGAGCATCGCTGAGCAGTTGGGCCAGCGGGTGATCTTCATCGACACCGAGCCTGGCGACGCGGGGCAGACGGCCTCGTCGTACTACTCGGACGCGTTCCGGTTCGACGTGATCGAGTGGGCCGCGCCGTACAACCCTCGTGACCTGACGTTGACGATCCAGGAGTTGGCGACGTTGCCGTGCCCCGCCGATGGGTTCTGGCCCGGTGAGCCTGGCTACCAGGTGTGCGTCGTCGACAGTGGCTCGCATTTCTGGACGGGTGACGGTGGCACCCTCGACATCGCGGACCAGCGGTTCTCAGGGTGGAAGGTCGCGAGCCCGGTGCAGCAGGACTTGATCGACGCGATCCTGCGCTCACCGATGCACATGATCTTCTGCACCCGAGCGAAGCAGGCCTACGAAGTGAACGAGGTCGTCAAGGACGGGCGCACGAGGCAAGAGGTCGTGAAGTTGGGCATGGCCCCGATCCAACGCGCCGACCTCGAGTACGAGTTCCAGGTCGTGGTGATGATGGACCAGGACCACGTGATGTCGATCGGCAAGACACGGTGCCAGCAGTTGGCGGGCCTCTCGTTCAAGGCTGACCATCAGGGCGACTTCGCCGCGATCTACAAGAGCTGGCTGGAAGCGGGCGAGGTGCTGATCCGGCAGGCCGACGCGGACCTGATCCGTGATGCGCTCAACACGGTGCCGGGGGAGTCGAGGGCCGCAGCGAAGAAACAGTGGCTCGACGAGTTCGGGCATCCGTCGTACCTCGTCGAGGACCGCCTGCCCGCTGCCTGGTCGTGGCTGAGCGGGACGGTCGGCGTGGACCCGCACCAGTACGCGCCTGACGGGACCACGCTCGACGAGCCGGTGGTCGCGTGCATCACCTGCGGGCTCCCCCTGGCCGCGCGGTGGCATGACGGGGGAACCCTCGTGGTGCCTCCCAGGGAGGCGCCCCAGGAGGCCCCAGGGGGCGAGCCCGAGGAGACCCCTACCCCAACCCCCGAACCGGACCCCAGCCCCCCAGGCGAGCCCCAGGGGGCCGCTCCTGCCGATCCCCAGGGGGCTGACGGTGAGGACCCCCAGGGGGAGCCCGTCGAGGACGTCCCGACTGACGTGCGTGCCGCGTACGTGGCCACGTTGCGAGACCTCTCCGCGGACGATCTGTCGGCCGCGCTAAAGGAGGCGGGGCTCGCGGTGAACGGGTCGAAGGACGTGCGGATCACGCGCCTGGCGAACCACGTGCTGGGCGACTCGTGATGGGCAACCTGCGGATCATTCGCGCCGGAGAGACCTTCCACTATCCCGAGGTCGAGGTCGTGCTTTACGACCCACCTCACGAGCGCATGGTGCTCAGCGCGGACGACGTCGAAGTCGTCGTCCTTCGGGGAGCATGGGTCATCACGTTGATCGACCCGAAGATCACGGACCTCACCTCGTGAGCGTCTACCCCCTGGGCGCCGTATGGCACGAGTCCCACGCCATCGGCGCCGCGTTCATCGTGCTCCTCGCTATCGCTGACGAGGCAAACGACGACGGGCTGTGCTCGGCCTACAACCGAAGCCGAGCGCACCTCGCCAAGAAGTGCCGACTGTCCGAACGGTCGGTGCAGCGCGCCGTCCGCGACCTCGTCGAACTCGGCGAACTGCGCGTGCTCGAACGCGGCAAAGGCAACCAGCAGTCGTCGTATCAAGTGGTCCTGGCGGGGTTCCCGCGGGGAGACAGCGTGGCTCCTCGGGGGAGACAGCGTGGCTCCTCGGGGGAGACACTGAGTCTCCTCGGGGGAGACACTGTGGCTCCCCCTATTAAGGAACCCGTTATTACCCGTTCTTCCCGTTCTACCCGTGGCGCGAAGCGCGACAAGGCAGGACCCAACTTCGAGGCCGCACATGCTCTTGCTCGCGAGGAATGGGAGAGCAGGTCACGCAAACCCGTGTGCGGCTTTCCTGCGTTCGCGTTGCGCATCGAGGAGTCGCTAGACGCGGGCGCCACCGAGGAGCAGCTTCGCAAGGTGCTCCCGACCATGACTGTGTTCAGTCGCAACGCGTTCGACTTCGCACTCGGCGGTAGCGGCAAGCGGGTACGCAAGGCGCCGGTCGATGACAGTGCGCAGCGGGCCGCGCCTGCGGGCAAGGTTGAACTGTGAACCCCACCGAACCGACCCGGCTCTCGAAGAACCTTGAACGGGTCGCAGCGAAGTATCACGCGCCCGCGTACGACGACCTGTTCCCCGACGAGGTCGACACCCTCGACGTGCGCACACCGGAGTCGTACGCCGCGGCGAGGTGGGCGGCGAGCATCCCGCAACGCTTCAACCGGGCGACCCTCGACGACTTCACCGACGAGGCCGTGCGCGTCCCGCTGACGGACTGGTCGGCATCGGCGGGCGGCACGAACCTGGTCCTGTTCGGCCCGACTGGCACCGGCAAGACCCACGCCGCGGTCGCGGTGTGCCGTCTTCCCCACGAGCGGGGTCTGTCGGTCGAGTTCGCGCCTGCCGTGGAGATGTTCGACCGCCTGCGACCAGGCGGACCCGAGGACGCGCTCGACGAGTTGATCGACGTGGACCGGCTCATCATCGATGACCTCGGCGCGGAGAAGCCCACCGACTGGACAGCCGAACGGCTGTACCTCGTGGTGAACCGTCGCTGGCTCGACGAGCGGCCGACGATCTTCACGACGAACCTCGACCCGAAGCCGTTGGAGGTGGAGGTGGGCGCGCGGATGTTCAGTCGGATGGTGGGGTCGAGCGCGTTGTGTATCCGGATGACAGGACACGACCGAAGGAGGAAGCCGTGAGTGTCTGGACCGACGATCACGAACTGTGTCAACGCGAAGCCGAGGGACTGAGGATGGCGGGACGCGAACTTCGGTCCCTGCTGCTGATGTTCCACTCGTGCGACCACGAGGAGGACTGCGACGTGTACCAGGCCGTGAAGCAATGGGAGAAGGTGGACCCGTTCTGATGGAACCCAAGCGAGACGAACTCGACGACCCGCCCAAGCCGAGCGAGTGCAGATGCGAGGGCACCGGCTGGATCTTCGTACTCGAGGGTTACGTGCGTGCCCACGCGAAGAACCTCGACGACGCGCCGTTGACGGGCGCGCTCCGCAACTCGGTGTACCCCTGCAAGTTCCACAACCCGCGCAGGTTCCACCGGTGGGCTGAGGGCCACTACGCGAAAGACCACGACGAGGCCGAGTGCGACGAGTGCCGGATGGCCCGACCCCGCTCGTCGTTCACGCGACGACGCAAGCGGGCGGTCCCTGTCGAGACGACGAGGAAGGACTTCGAGTGAGCGAACTAGGAATGCAACTCCGACGCGAGCACCGGCAGCTGCCGGACGGGCCGAACGTCCTGACTGACGTGTACGCGGTGGTCGGTGAGGAGGGCGCGGCGACGATCTGGTGGTCGGACACGCGGGCGATCCTCGGGCACCGTGTCTGCGCTGGCGTGTCGTTGCACAGCGTCACCCCACGCGACGACTGGACGTTCAGCGGTGAGAAGGTATGCGAGTTCACGGGCGGCGCGTGCTGGTCGATCCTCGGCTCGACGATGGGTGTGCACACCTTCTTCGAGGAGTTGGCCGACAAGGGTGACGAGGCGATCTACTCCTACCTTGCCGCCGAGTACCTCGCTGGGCTCGTCGAGTGAAGCGGTCACCGTTGCCGAGGCGTAAGACCCCGTTGCGACGGCAGTCGGTGAAAGCACGCAGCCAGGTCGCGCAGCGGCGTAAAGTCGTGGCGCTGGTGGTCGAGCGTGACGGCCTCGTGTGCTACGGGCACACGGTGCTGCCGGTGCTCGGGTGCTTCGGTCCTCTGGACCCCCATGAGATCGTGCCGCGCGGTCGTCGACCAGGCGGGCACCTCGATCCCGACAACGTCCGCATGGTCTGCCGTGCTCATCACGAATGGGCGCATAGCAACCCGTGGCTGGCCGAGACAGTCGGGCTACTCAAGAAGGAGACAGTGCATGGTGAAGATGGCGAACCTCGGTGACTTCGAGGGTGCGAAGGTCACGACCTCGACGGTGAAGGTGACCAACGCGGGCGACGGGTTGTCGCAGGCAATGAAGATCGAGCCGACCGCGTTCAAGCGCCACGAGCGCCTAGTCCTGGTGCTCGATTGTGTAGTCGACAAGGTGACGTTCGCAGACGGGGTGCTGAGCGGCGAGGTGACCCGAGTCCACGTGCTGAAGGCGGGCACCGCGATCGTGGTCGAGCGTGACCTCGTGGCGGCGATGCTGGACGAGCAGGCCGAACGGATCAAGCAAGCGAAGGAGGACGCGGCCGGTCTGCTCCACCTCGACGGCACCGTGGCGAAGCTGCCGAAGAAGCCGACGAAGGCGCCCGCGAAGAAGACCGCCAAGCGAGCCCCGCTCAAGGCCGTGAAGGAGTGAAGACCACCGCGTCGATCCGCAGCGAGGACGATCGGCTCCGGATCATCATCGGCCCCGACGACGTGATCGTCCGCGCCGTCGAGGGCGGCACGATGGTCGAGTTGGCGATTGAGCACGGCGAGGCGGTCGACATGTTCAGCGCGGCTTACTCTCTCCTCGCCCTACCCCGTCAAGCGCCCAGCATTCAGCGACGATGACCGACGTGAAGATGACGCACGCCGACTTGCAAGAGCAGGTCGTCGCGCTGCTCCACATCTTCTCGTGGCGGCACCTCCACGTGCGCACCACGCTCGGCAAGGTCGGGGGGCACTACCGCCATACCACCTCGACGAACGTCATCGGCTGGCCCGACCTCGCACCATGCTGGAACCCGAGTCAGCCGGGACGTGTCCTCGCGTTGGAACTGAAAGTGCCACCCGACAAGCCGCGTCCTGAGCAGGCTGCTGTGCTCCGAGAACTGGCGGCGAGCGGGATCGAGTGTCACGTGATCCGACCTGCCGATATCCCCGTGCGGCTGCCGCGGCTGCTTGACCGCGCGGCCTACGGCCACCTCACCCACACCACGTTCGTCGAACTGATCGAGGAGGAACTGTGACCGATCCCGTGCTCGGCAAGATCAGAGAGTCCAAGCGGCGCCTTGCGCAGATCGAGCGTGCGCAACGCGCCGAGTTCACCGTGCGACGGAAGTTGTACGCGCAGGCCCGTGCGAAGGGCATCCCGCTCCGGCTGATCGCGCAGGCTGCCGGTGTGTCCGAGGGTGCCGTCTCACTGGCACTGCGCCCCGACCGCGACACCCCCCTGAAGGAGTCCACCGCATGACCGAGTTCCACCCGACAGGTGATGTGACCACCGAAGCCGAGTTCGTGCAGTCGATCCGCGACGGCAAGGGCACGCGACTCGCGCAGGCCGACGTCGACATCCTCGGGGACTGCAAGATTCACGGCTGCACGATTCTCTACGTGTACGACCCGGACACGGGACAGCGGGTCGGGCAGCAGTGGACGTTGAACGTGGACCGAACGTGAGCACGCTGACCTATGGGCCGCACGTGCGGTTCGAGTTGCGCGAGTACCAGGTCGAAGCCCTCAACCGAGTCGCGCAGGCAATGGATCGAGGAGTGCGCAGACAGTTGCTCGTCGCCGCGACGGGCCTCGGCAAGACGATCATCTTCGCGGCGCTGGCGGAGAGGATGGGAGGACGCACGCTGATCCTCGCTCACCGCGACGAGTTGGTCGCGCAGGCCGCGGCGAAGGTCCGCGAGGTGTGGCCCGGTGTCGATGTCGGCATCGTGAAGGCGGACCTGGACTACGTGCATAGCCAGGTCGTGGTCGCCTCGGTGCAGACCCTCGCCCGTGCCCGACGCCTCGCGCGGCTCGCGGCCACACCACTGTTCAACCTCGTCGTCGTCGACGAGGCCCACCACACCGCAGCCGACACCTACCGCCGAGTCCTCGACGCGGTCGGCGCCGGGAAGCAGAACGGCCCGCTCCTCCTCGGCGTCACGGCGACACCCGATCGAGGCGACGGCAAAGGGCTCGACGACCTGTTCGACGAGATCACATTCACGGCCGACATGGTGTGGGGCATCCGCGCTGGCTACCTCGCTGACGTGCGCGGGTTGCGCGTCCACATGGACAGCCTCGACCTCGGCAGCATCCGTACTCGCCACGGTGACTACGACCAAGGGCAGGTCGGTGCCGCACTCGAGGCGGGCGCCGTCGAGGAGCTCGTCTACCGGGCGTGGCGTGAGCACGCGTCGGATCGGCAGACCCTCGTGTTCACGCCGACCGTCGCGACGGCGGCGATCGTGGCGAACTACTTCGTTCGGGCAGGTGTGCGCGCCGAGTGGGTGTCGGGTGACACACCCCTCGACCAGCGGCGTGCCTTGCTCCGTCAGTACAAGAACGGCGAGGTGCAGGTGCTCGCCAACTGCGCGGTGCTCACCGAGGGCTACGACGACCCGCGCACGGACTGCATCGTCGTGGCCCGCCCGACCAAGAGCCGAGCGTTGTACGCGCAGATGGTCGGCCGGGGTACACGCCGTCATCCGGAGAAGACCGACCTGCTCGTGCTCGACGTGGTGGGTGCCACGCTCGCTCACTCACTCGTCACGGTGCCCTCGCTGTTCGGCATCGAGGAGGAGGAGGATCGGCGCAAGGCCGAGACCACACCGTTGAGCGTTGTGCTCCAGGAACGCGACGACAGACTGGTCGCGCTGGGGAGGCTCACGGCAGTCGAGGCCGACATGTTCAGGCAGATGCGGGGCAGCGGGATCGCGTGGGTGCGGATCACCGACCGGCGCACCGGCAACGTCGTCGCGTACGAGCGAGCCCTCGGCGGGAAGAACCGCCCGCGGGTCGCGGTGCGCCACGACATCAGAGGCTGGATCGCGGAGGTCCGCCCAGCTGAGGGCAGAGCCAAGACACTGATCGCGGACGTCACGCTCGACCTGGCGCAGGGTGTGGCCGAGGACTTCATCCGCAAGCAGGGGATCGACGCGCTCGTGAACCTCGACGCGCCGTGGCGGCAGCGGGAGCCCACAGCGAAGCAGGTCGAGGCGGCGAGGAAGTGGCGCCTGCGTATCGACCCGAACTGGACGGCCGGTGAGTTGAGCGACGCGCTCGACCGCCACATAGCCCAACGCAAGCGTCGGGGCTAGGGTCTCGCCCAATGGCCGAACGGCGGATCGTCTACATGCCCGTCGCTGAGTTGGTCTCCGCGCCGCGCAACGCGAAGGGCCACGACACCGAGGCCATGATGAAGTCCGTCGACGCGTTCGGATGGATCGAACCGATCGTCCTCGACGGGCGCACGGGCATGATCGTGAGCGGCCACGGTCGACGTGACTACCTGGCCGACGCTGAACTTCACGACCGCGAAGCTGCCGACTGGATCGGTGACGACGGGCTCCGCATCGACGAGCAGGGCCGCTGGTGTACCCCTGTCGTGGTCGGATGGGAGTCGACCGACGACGCGCACGCCGAGGCTGCTGGCATCGCGCTGAACCGTGTCGGTGAGGGAGTGTGGGATCGGGGCACGTTGGCCGACGCGCTCGACGACCTCGTGACGAAGTACGGCGATGCGATCGGGTTCACACCGATGGACCTCGACGACCTGCGCCTGTCGATCGCACCACCGATCCTCGACGACCTCGCGGACCAGGTGGGCAAGCACGACCCGCAGGACGCGTGGCCAGCGTTCCGTGTCCGCCTCCCACCGCCGCTCGTCGAGCGGATGGGGAAATGGTGGGCCGCACTCGAGGGTGAGACCGACATCGATAAGGCCGAGGCCCTCACCTCGTGAGGGTGCGGCTGCTGCTCTCGTACTGGTACTACCGAGACGCCGACCTCGACGAGTTCGCGCGCCGCTGCTCGATCGACGGTGTGGCACCGGACATGTGGGCCGACTCGGGCGCGTACTCCGCGATGACGAGGGACGCGGTGATCACTGTCGACGAGTACGCGGCGTGGCTCCACAAGTGGGACCACCTGTTCAGCGCGGCGTGCAACCTCGACGTGATTGGCAACGCGAAGGGGACGATGGAGAATCAGCACGCGCTCGAACGGCTGGGGTGCGCGGTGCTGCCCGTCTACCACATGCGCGACGAGGACCCGCGTGTGCTGAAGAAGATCGCGGCGTCCTACCCCTACGGGTGTCTCGGTGGGATGGCGGGCACGGGTGTCCCGCCGTCCGTGTGTATGCGATGGATGGTCGACACGATGATGCGCGTGAAGGGCAGCGAGATCGTGTGGCACGGGCTCGGCGCGACAAGCAACGCGGTGCTCGGCGGGCTCCCGCTCTACAGCGTCGACTCGTCGTCGTGGCTGGCCGGTCGACGGTGGGGCTACTACTCGCTCTTCGACTCGACGACGGGACGGAGCGAGCAGGTCCACATCGGGGACCACGAGGGCCTGGCGCGTAACGGTCGTCTGCTGCGTCGCCTGGGATTCGAGCCACGCGAACTGTTCTCGGCAGACCCGAAGGGTGGCCCGCCCTGGCCGGTGCGCGACGCGCTCGGGATCGCGACCTACAGCGAGGTGGAGGCGTGGTGTCAGCGACGGCACGGGCCGGTGCTGCGTGCCGACCGTCCCGACGAGGAGCCGGGTTTACGGATGTACGCGGTGACCGGGCCGGGTGTCAAGACTGACGAGGTCGTGCAGATGCTGGCCGAACGGAGAGCAGCGTGACATTCGACGACCTCGTGCTCGCGATCGGCCCGACTCGCGGCGAGGTGGTCGCGCACCCGATCTACTTCCACCTGACGTCAGTGCCGAGGCTGCGCGTGTTCATGGAGCACCACGTGTGGGCGGTGTGGGACTTCATGTCTCTGCTCACCGCGCTGCAACGGGAGTGCACCTCGACGACGTTGCCGTGGGTGCCATCCCACAACACGACCGCGGCGCGGTTCGTGAACGAGATCAAGGTGGCCGAGGAGTCCGACGTCGACGGGGACGACGGGTTCGTCAGTCACGTCGACCTGTACCTGAAGGCGATGGGCGAGGCGGGTGCCGACACCGGCCCGCTCGAACGGACCATGCGCTACTTCGATTCCCCGTCGTCGGCGTTCCACCTCGACCACGTGTGGGAGGTCGCACGGAAGTACGGCGCACCCGAGGGCGCGGTCCGCTTCCTCGCCACGACGTTCTCGATCCTCGAGCAAGGCTCGCTCCCCCACATCGCTGCCGCGTTCACACTCGGACGCGAGCAGCTGATCCCCGCGATGTTCGAGCCGTTGCTCCATCACCTCGACGCGGGCGGTAAGACCCTGCGTTACTACCTCGACCGACACATCGAGATCGATGGCGACTCGCACGGCCCGCTGGCCCGCGCTCTCGTCGAGTCGGTGTGCGACACCGAGGACGCGTGGGCTGCCGCCCGCCACGGTGCAGTCACGGCAGTGATGGCCCGCCGTCGACTGTGGGATGACACCCTCGACGCAATGCTGAAAGGAACCTGATGACCACCGTCACGAACAACGACCACGCCCCTGTCGGCGCGCCGCTCCCGCCGAAGCCGGTCGACCTCGACACCCTCGAACGCGGAGTCACGCTGCTCCTTCAGGGGCTCGGCCAGTCCGACAAGACGGAGGTGATGGCGAACACTCCTCGACGCATCGCGGAGATGTACGGCGACATCATCAACGCGGCGTGGTGCGACATCGAGATCCCGTGGAAGACGTTCCCGAACCCAGCGAAGGACGACGTCCTCATCACGGTGACGGACTGCCACTACGTGTCGCTGTGCGAGCATCACCTCATGCCCGCCCTCGGCGTGGCCCACTTCGCGTACGTGCCCGACCAGAAGATCACGGGCTACTCGAAGGTGAAGAAGGGACTGAACTACCTGGCGCGTCAGCCGCAGTTGAACGAGCGGCTGCTCGTCGAAACCCTCGACGCGTTGGAGTCGGTGCTCGAACCCCGAGGCGTGGCGCTCTCGCTCGCGTCGATCCACATGTGTCTGATCTGCAAGAGCAACGCGCCGAGTCAGGAGGTCGTCGTCGTGACGGGCTACCGCGGCTGCCTGCGCGAAGACCCGTGGCGCCGGGAGTTCCAGTCGCTCGCCACCTCGAAGCCTCACGTGTTCGGTGCCTGACGTCGAGGCCCTTGCCGATCGGCTCCGCATCGCGGTGCAGGGATGCACGCTCCACATTCACGGGCCGGTGCAGGCGTGGGCCGCAATCGATGACGCTGGCGTGGAGGCAGAGGTTCTCCGCATCGTCACCGATAAGTCGCGGGAGAAGATGCGAAGCATGGCGGCTGACGGTGTGAGCGAGGGCGACCCTCGCATGGTGAAGGAGTTCCTGACGATCGGGTTCTGCCGCGCCCTGCTCGACTCCGGGCAATACGACTGATGCGCCGTGTCGTCTGCGTCATCGGCAAGGGGAAGGCGTGTCCCCCCGAGGTGGAGCTCGACGCGTACGACGTCGGCCGAGTGGTCGGTGAGCGTGACGACCTGGTGCTCGTCTGCGGGGGGCTCGGTGGGGTGATGGACGCGGCCGCGCGAGGAGCGACGGACGTCGGTGGGTTCGCGGTCGGGCTGATCCCCGCGTCCCCGTATCAGCCCCCATCGAGTGGGCTGTCCGTCGCGCTCCGCACGGGCCTGACGATCCCGTTCCGGAACGCGCTGGTCGGGTCGGTGGCCGAGGTGGGCATCGTGCTCCCCGGCAGCGACGGCACCATGCAAGAGGCGAGCGTGATGGTGGAGCGTGACGTGCCGATCATCGGTTACGGGAAGCACGACGCCTGGCCGACGTCGGCGCTGTCGTGCGCGGCCTGGGCCGTCGACACGGACGCGCTGCGCGGGCTCCTCGTGGCGGCGCTCGCGCCCGTCTGATTACTGACAGTCGGACCTATCCGCTCCGCTCTTTCCCCCGCTGGGGGAGGCGTCCGACGAGCGCGCCCGAGAACCTTGTCGGAAACAAGTCTGTGGGCTGGGACAACGTGACCGGATTGGGGGCTGGGCGAGTCGCACCCCTATCCCCCAGGCCCTATCGTTAGGGGGGTAAAGAACCGGGTGAGCAAGTGGAGGCCCCGGTGTTAGTTCCTTGAAAACCGAGCGGAGGAAGTGGAACCCCTGAAGGGGTGGCCAGCCTCCGGTGATCTGAGCCACGCGGTGAGTCAACCCGGTGGAGTCGGACGAGAGGTCGAGCGGGTGAGCGGTGAGAGTTCCGAACCCAGACGACAGAGTGGGGTGGTACCTGCGAAGTGTGAGCGAGCAAGGGCTGAGACGAAGAGCAGGAGCCCCAGGGATGTGCAGCCGAGGGATGGGGTGCACGTGATACCGAACCCGTAGTGATGCGGTGAGTCCGTCAAGTCAGAGCGAGTGGCTCGAACCCACGACGCCTGATGCAACACGAGTGAAGCCCTGCACCTCGGGGCATCGGCCAACGTCGGTGCCTCGCATGGAGTGCTTCACACTCCGACAGACCACGACCACGACCACGACCACCCGATGGGAGCAGACCGAAATGTTCCGATGCGTTCTGCACCGCCTAGCCCTGACCGTCCACCTCGTCCACCACATCGTGGTGGGCAACCTGATCTGAGAGGACCACAACCATGACGAACACCTACCGACTGATTGCCGAGCGAATCACCGATGTCGAGCACGACATCCGCGATAACGACCAGAACCTGCGAGCCACGCTGGCAGGCATCGTGGACTACGCCAGGAAGAACATCAGCGAGATCGACGACGGACTGCACCTGTCGACGAGCGGGGCACATCTGGCCCGTCTCGCTGCCGAGGCCGAAGGGCTGATGGCGAAGCGGATGGGGATGCACCGCGAGGTGAAGGCACTTCAGCACCTCGTCGGGCGGGCGGGGGCTCTCGATGACGCGTTCACGGCAGAGGCCGAGGATGCCCATCGGATGATCGAGAACCGCAAGGCCGAGGAGGCACGGTGAAGACCCCCCGCAAGGTGACCGCTGTACGCGGCATCGACGGCCGGTGGTACGCGAGCGGAATGCTCAGCGACGACATGGCCGTGTGGCGGGCGCTCCCCCTTCAGTCCACCGTTGACCAGCAGCGGGCCGACGAAGAGGTCGCCCGCCTCTACCCCAACGTTTGAGTGATGCGCCTCGTGGCACGGGCCCTCGGGTCCGCGCCACGCACGGAGCACTCAGGCTCCAACCGTCACACCGACGGGATACGAAAGAGAGAGACCATGCCCACCTACCGATTCACCATGACGTGTGGCCATATCCGCGAGGTCGAGGGCGACGAGCCCCCGTCGAGCCGAACCCCCCACTGCTACGACTGCCGCGCCGCCACGGGCAAGAAGGTCCAGAAGGCAATGCAGCTGCTCGAGGTGAGGGACGGGAAGAAGTGGACGGCGATCGACATCCCCAACCCGGCGCCCCGAGGTGAGGGACGCAAGGGTGGTGGCAAGAAGCGGGCGAGCCGCGCCGAGCGCGTGCCCACCGTCATTGCCGCGATGGACGAAGCCCGAGCACTGAAGGCCGCGAAGAAGAACGGCGGTCCGATCCCGGCAACCCCGAACCTGGACGCGGTGAACGCGGCCCACGGCATCAGCACCGTCAACGGCGTGAAGACCGAGGAGGAGACCACCGACGAGTCAGTGTCGGTGGAGACCACCGAAGTCAAGAAGGTGACCCGGAAGCCTGCGTCGAAGCAGGCGAGCAAGGCCCCGGCGAAGGCCCCGGCCGCGAAGAAGAACGTCACCCCCATCCCGAAGGGCTCGACCCGCAAGCCTGCGAAGGCGACGGCGAAGTCCGCGTGATTGTTGCGCCTCGTGGCACCGACTCCTCGCGGGTCGGTGCCACGCACGGAGCAATCAGGCTCCACCGAAAAGGAGAGAGACCATGCCCGCATATTTCGATACCGGATTCTCAGTACGTCAGCCGATGTGGCACGGCGAAGGGCTCGTGCTCGACGACTACCCCACCGACTGGAACGACGCGCGAGTCAAGGCCGGTCTGACATGGGAGCCGGAACTCCGGCCCCTGTACCACAAGATCGGGGACGACTTCGTTGCCCTCACCGACCACCAGGTCGTCGTGCGTGACGACACGCAAGCGCCCCTCGGCCCCGTGTCCGACACGTTCGGTCTGGTCCCCAACAAAGTGATGGGCGAAGTGATCGAGGTCATCCTCGGCCTCGGCGCGAAGTTCGAGACCGCTGGCTCATGCAAGGGCGGGGCGCAGGTGTGGGCCGTTGCTTACCTCGACGAACCCGAGACCATCTGCGGTGACGACACCGAGACCTATCCGTTCATCGCGTTCCTCAACTCCCACAACGGAGAGGGTGCGTGCAAGGTCCTCCCGACCTCAGTGCGGGTGGTGTGCTGGAACACCTACCAGGCGGCGAGCATGGAGGGTGACCGCACGGGCCGTCAGTTCGTGTTCCGCCACACCGGCGACGTCCTCGGCCGGATCGAGGAAGCGAAAGCCGCGATGGCCGGAGTGCGGGACGAGTTCAAGGCGTGGCAGGCACTGGCCGAAGAGTTGTTCGGCATGAAGATCGACGACGTGAAGTTCAACCACTTCGTTAGCGACTTCATCCCGAGCCCGCCCGAGGGCACGTACTCGGATCGGGTCCGCGACAACATCGAGGAGGCCCGCTCGATCTTCAAGCACATCTACCTCGACAGCCTGACGACCGATGGGCACCGCGGCACCGGCCTCGGCCTGGTCGACGCGGCGGTCGAGTACCTGGACCACGCCCGCGGCTATCGGAACTCCGACACCTACCTCGGCCGGACCCTCCTGCGCCCCGAGCCCCTGAAGGCGAAGGCAGTGGCACTGGTACGTGGCCTGTAGTTGAGCGGCCCAGGGAGCGCCCCAGCGGTGCTCCCTGGGCACCCACCATCGAACCGAAGGAGAGACCATGCCGACACCGACCATCACCCCACCCGAGCGCGCCGTCGAACAGGTCGAACCGCTCGTGAAGTCCACCCGTCCCCCTCACCCGCTGGTCGTAGCTGCCGACGCGTTCCTCGCGGCGTGCGACCACATCATCACCGAGAACACGATCACGACCGAGCCAGGAGACTGACCATGAGAGTGATCGTCTCGTTCGACACCGAGGATTGCCACCACGACCCGCACGACTCGACGTACGTCACGGCGTGGTTCCACTCCGCCCTCACCGACGCACTCCTGATGACGCCGACCCTGATCGACGACATCGACATCGTCTCCTTCAGTGGAGGCGAGCAAGTCTCAGCAACCGAACTCGTTGAGCAGTGGCTCACCGACCAGAAAGGACCACGATCATGACCAACCTCACATCACTGGCCGACCTCCTCCTCGCCCTCCTCGCGGGCGTCGAGTGTCCGTTCGACAACAGCAAGCCCGTGCGGATGCTGCCCGCCCGCCATCCGTTCTCCGTCACCTGCGACTGCGCGGAGTGCGAGCACGTGTGGGCAGACCGATGAGCGGATGGTGGTCAGAGCGAGGCGCCCCGCACACCACGCTGCGCCTCGTCCCCGATGTCCCCGCGCCGTACGACTGGCAGGACGACCCCGAACTCCGACGCACGGACCCCCCGCTTGAGGGATGGGCAGAGACGAGGGACGGTGACCCGTTCTAATGAGCATCTGGCGTCCCACCATCAAGAAGACGATCAGCGGGCACGCGACCAGCGTGAACGTCACCGACGTCATGGGCCAGAAGTGGCTGCACGTCGCGGTGCTCTGCGACGACGACACGGCCGATCTGCTCGCTGGCGACAACGAGTCGCGAGTCACCATCCGAGTCGATGAGCGAATCGAATGATCGATGTCCGCACCACCGAGGAGATCCTCTGGGGGTCCGTCGTGGGCGACCTCGCCGTGGTCCGCGATCCCCGCGACTCCATGTGGCGAGTGATCGCCTACTGCCCGACCCTCGTCCCCACCATCCGCGTCGTGTGGGAGCCCAACCTGTTCCACCTCGACGAGACCAACACCCACGCCGCCGCCCACGCGGCGAGCGTCCGACTAGAAGGGACCAGACCATGACCACGCTCAACGACTGGCTCGAAGTCCGCAACGGCTATGTAGCCGTCCGGCACATCGTCGCCCTCACCCCGATCCAAGTCGCGGGAGGGTGGCAGGTCCGAGTGACCACCGTCGACGGGACCCAACATCACCTGTTCGACACCGAGGCAACCCGCGAGGAGGCACGAGCAACCGCCCTCCGGACGGCACGCATCATCGCCGGGGAAGCACTCGAGAAGTCCGACCGACTCCGCGAAGCCGAAGCACGATTCGAGGCGGACCGCCTCCCGAACGGGATGCGCCCATCCGAGTACGCGATGACCCTCGCCGCCGAAGCCCGCGACCTCCGCAAGGTCCACGCCCTCGCGGCGGACGGCAAGACACCCCGTCAGATCATCAAAGCGACGGGCCTCTCACCCGCGAAGGTCACCGAATACCTGGCCATCCCCACCGACGAGGAGGTCACGTCATGACAACGAAGGCGGGTCTCTCATGAGAATCAGATTCGGTCCCGCCGCTCGGCTAATGGTCATCGAGTCGGGCTGGCGCGACGACCAGCCCGACTTCTTCGAGGAGTACGTCCGAGGGAACCTCTCCGCTCGCGGAGCCGTCGACCTCCTCTGGTATCTCGACTCACGCGTCGAGGTCCTCGAATCCATGAGTTACGAAGAGCGAGGAGGAAGCGCGGGTTACTCGGAACTTCAGGTCGCTCGACGCGCTCGTCGAGCCGTCGCCCGCGCCCTCGTCGCCGCTGATCTTCAGTACCTCCCCGCGACGACCGCGAGGTCCTGTCAGGAGTGGTCAGCATGATCGACGCAGCACGAGCCACCCACACCACCTAAGAACCCCCACTCACCCACCCGCTCGACGCGAACCCGATGCCCCGCCCGCCAGGCCCCCACCGGCCCAGCGGGCGGGGCATCCTCGCGTCCCCAGCCAGCCCCACGAGCCGCCCAGGCGCCCCCCCTCCGCCCCCGC